CCCTGAGTTTCCTTGGAGCTTCTTTTAAGAAAATGCCATCTGGATTATGGTATCCTTTGTATGATGTCCAACGACTCGCAACTACCATGATTTATGAAAATGATGAATTATCACTTTCCCAGCATTTAGGTAAGGCTTTTACATTGATGGTTATGAGTCGCCCTTCTGAAAAGTTTGGCGTTTTCCGAGATGCATACAAAGCCCTGATTACTAGTGAACTGGTTCGTAACAATTTAGATGACCCAAGTGTTTCAGCTTTTGCATTTGTTGGTTCTCCTTCGGTGGAGGACATAGATGCATTTTATACTGGGCACGAGGCGGGCAATAAGTGGAAGACTCTGGAGTTAGATTTTTCTCCGGAGTCCCTGCTCGCTTTCTAGTTTGTTGAGGTTGGGTTATGTTTTATCCTTTGACGTTTTGAATTTTAACGGGGCGCCCCCTTTAAACTGGCGCAGTTTAAAAGATTCTTTTAATGTCAACTCCAAAGAGTAAAAAACAAGTTAAAGCATTCGCCGCTGGCGTTGCTTGGGAGGCTAAGTCTGGGATGCCTCAACAAAGAAAACCTAGACGTCGGAATCGCAATCGCCGACCAAAAGGTCAGGCGAAAAGTTCTGGAAATAATTTCCCAAATGTCATTGTTCCCGGTAATGCGGGGAAACGGAGGGGTCGACGTCAACGTCAATCCTCTGGTCTTAAGACCACAACTTTATCTGGTGTTAATAAACCATTTATTGTTCCTATCAATGAGTTGGTTGGAATTGAGGCTGGGTCTGTGAATTTTACAACTGGTATTTTGCCGTTGAATCCTGGTCATCCTCTTACATTTCCTTTTCTTTCAAAGGTTGCTATCTTGTATGAGCGTTATGAATTTATGGAACTTGCTTTCCATTTTATTCCCTCTGTTAGTTCTTTTGCAACACAGGGTCAACAGGGGTTTGTTGGTATATCAGTTACACCTGATGCACAACAAGCTCCCCCCACTTCACAGAGTCAAGCTGAAATTATGACTCATAGTCCAATTGTTGAGACTGCAAATAAGACGAATTTGCAGATTCCAAAATCACTTTTAGAACCTGTTAATCGGGATAAAAGGTTGGTTCGTGGATTGTTAATGCCAGGTGGAGGTGATCCTCAGACTTATGACAGTGGCCAGGTCTTTAATTGGACCGCTGGACAGGTTAATGGTAATCAAATTGGAGAAATCCGTGTTACGGGAAGAGTTATGTTGGTTAATCCCATTTTAGAACCCTCTGCTGCTTTTAAACCTAACTTTAAAGTGGCTGTTTTTCAAACAGTGAATGCCCCCGTTGCTTTGACGGGTGTTGGTTTTCAGGTTTCTTGGGCAGCTGTACCTGTTGTGAATGGTGCAGGTGTGGTTTTAAGTCCGTCTTTAACAACCTTTACTTTGCCGAAAGGTAATTATTTGGTTGATTGGACAGTTGATGTTGATGAGAATGTTAATAATCAACAACTTATTGCAACATCATCCCTTGAGGTTGATGGTGTGCAAACTTCTCCTTTTATTACCCAAAGTTCAGCTACTATGTTAGCTGGAGTTAGTCATGTTGCTTT